GACCATGATCTGGGTCCTTCTGAGGCAGATAAAACCCTCTTGGTTTCCTCCAAAGCATCCTTCGGATACCACTCTGGCCACAGGGCTTCGCCCTCTTTTCGCCCCAAAACGTCGTTATCGTAAGCCAAAGCGGGTAGATCTACTACTTCCCACGCATCTCCTGTCTCTGATTCCATCTCAGCGAGGAGTTGTCCTGCGAGATCTTCGTCATGCCATCGGGTTTGGATTACTACAATGGAGGCTTCAGGCATTCTTCGGGTGTAGACATCAGAACGGTACCATGCCCACATTGCCTCTCTGATTGCCTTGGAGTCTGCGTCCTGCTGACCACGGATCGGGTCATCAATTACAATCAGATGGCCACCACGCCCCGTAGGAGATCCTCCCACACCCACTGAGAGATAAGCCCCACCCATCGAGGTGTGCCAGTAGTTCGCCGCCTTTGCGTCTGCGGCAAGCTCGATATCCTCAAAGACATTCTGGTACAAGGGATTGGCACACAGGTTCCTCACCTGTCTACCAAACGCTCTTGCTAGATCTGTGTTATGGGATGCTGTGATAATCTGCTGTGCAGGATTGTGGCCGAGATACCACGCAGGGAAGTGGATTGTCCCAAGTTGGGATTTCCCGTGCCGGGGAGGTGCCTGTATGATCAGGCGCTTCAACTCCCCCTTCGCAACGGCTTCGAGCTTTTCAGCTATGTAACGGTGATGCGTTCCCGCTTCATACGCAGGAAGGGTGTACTCTACGAAAGGAATCAGCCTGTCATGGGCCTCTGTTCTCTTTAATAACTCTTCTGCGGCTTCCTTTTGGTGGTCGTTTGCTCCCGACTCTCCAGAGTTTTCTTCCATGTTCCTTCACTCTATCCTTTGCGTAACAGTATATGCAGGTGTCTATACCTGAAAATACAGTCCCCTGACACCTCTTATCCCCCCCGTTGGGGCATCTTCCGTTCACATCATGGTGCAATTTGGCGTATTTGTTCTCTGCATTCCTGTGGAACTTACGCTTAAAGCCCCGTGGTTCGCTTTCCTGCAATGGCAGCAAGTATCTCAACGTGCGCCTCATCATCGAATGTTTCCCTCATTTCCCCTTCTACGTCCTCTTCTACTGAAAGTAGGTAGGGTTCCCACTGGGATGTGGGGGTCTCAGTTGCTATTAACTGCGCGATCTTCTTCTGTTGCTCTTCCCAGATGGCGTCAATCAACCTCAGTTCCTGTGTCGCCGTCAGGTCCAATCTTTTCTTTTGCGGTGGAATCTGTTCCATCTGTTCCGCCGTCGTTTGGACGGCGTGTGCCCAAGTGAGTTCGCGGGTTGTCTTCACGGACCGCAGTAAACTCTGCTTCGACAGGTCTCCCGACGATTTTAAGGAGGTCTGCCTTTGAGAGGCTTTTGATATCGACATTGTGGTTTATTACTCCCTCCACCTTCTTTTTATCTGCCCACCTCTTTCTGAGCTTTGAAAGAACCCATCGTCTGTCTTCCTTGTGTTCCAGCGCGTCCTTCCACAGTTCTGCTTCCAGTTGATCGAGTTTGGACTCCTCGATCATCTCCCACTCCTCTGCGAACTTCGGATTCGACTCCCTCTCCCTCTGTACCTCCCGAGGAGACTTCAGCCCCGCTCTCCTTGCGCTCTGGGACACGTTCATTGTTTGCGCGAAGTGGTGCAGGAATACCTCCTGCTTCTCCCTGCTGATAGCCATGAAACTCTACTTTCCCGTCGTTTACCTTAACAATTATACAATCTGGAAGCTTCAACATCTCCTTTGAGGGTCTCATCTCCTCCACTCCTTACCGTCTCTCCTCGCCTGTTTGTAAGCGGCTTTCAAAAGACGATACAGGTTCTTCTGCGTATCCGGCATAACCCTATGAAGCTCTACCGCCAGCTTCCTCAACTCCTTGGCCCGTGCCCCCCTCATCGTTCGCCCATGCTGTTCTCTAGCCTCCGCAGTCTTTCCTCTAAGGTTAGCAGATCTACCTCCTTGTACGCCCTCACCGCCTCCTCAACTATATGTCTCTGCGTCCCCTTCATCGAGTGAATCTTCTCCCACACGTCTGTGTCCACCTGTAGGTGTAGCCTTCTCGAAGATCCTTTTGTCCCACTCTGCACGTTCCTTCTTCTCCTGTTCCAAGTAATTTTCGATGATCTCGTAAGGGTCCCCAAAAGCTCGATACTGCCTATCCCCAGCTATAACAATCAGATCTCCGTCCTCAACGCAGAACCCCTCCACATACTCCAAGTAAAGATCGTCAGTAATCTTAAACATCCTCTTCCTCCCGGCCGCTATGCGCCCACTATCGTTGTGCACCTGCACAGTCTACGTAACAACCCGAAAAACCCAATCTATGTGTATTTCATGTGTAGGTCAACCCATTTTTTACTCTAAATTTTAGGGGGGCCATCCATGATAATGATGGGACCCCTATTCCGGGGGTTGCCTCCCGCTCTGGGGTGCTTTGGATATGATCTGAGGGTCTCTGGGGGAGCTTGATACTACTTAGTATAGTATTCATAAGGGGCATTATCGTTACTATACATTTGAGCAGGTAAATCCCCTGCTCCCCGGCACAGTGGGCGCTTGATACTACGTAGTATGCTGGCCTCAGTATCTGATACTAAGTGATACCGACGTTGGTTCCTCCCTGAGGCGGGCCAAAAGTGGGGGGGCTATCGGCCGATTCAGGGGGCAAAAACAGGCATCGGACAGATGGCCGAAGCGTAGTATCATGTGGTAATACATACCCCTTGGGTTATAGTGCACAAGTGTGCACGGGAAAAATGTTCCGAAACCCGCCTCTTGGACTTGCTGAGGCACCCCGGGGTGAGGACTCCTGTAGATGCCCAAACGCGTCAGGCGGCTTCTGAGAGCCTCTGGGGCCTATGAACATATGTGCACCTGTCGTTGTTTTTATTGAAGTTACGTCACTTTTTTGGGTGCTTTTTTAGGTGCACATTTGTGCCATTTACCTGCACATTTGTGCAGTAGTTTCCTTGTCTATTTGTGGTCTGTTTTATCTGTTTTTGGGTGAACATTTGTGCAGGTGTTTCTCCTGCCTCCAGACGGTCGAGGAGGCGTATTTAGGTGCACATTTGTGCAGTAGTGGTGGCTGTGGTTGGTGGTGCCCCGGAAGTAGGTGCACATTTGTACAGCTTGCGGAGATTTTGGTTTGTGTTTAGCTTTACCCACGTTGCAGGCACAGAAACGAAAATGTAAGCGGCTTTCAGGGGTGCCGAAAATAACTCTTGACAAATAACAAAAACGTGTTTATATTCAGTCCACGTTCAACATGCACCACGCACCACAGCCGCACAAGCGGAGGGAAACTGTCCCTCTAACGGAAGCGGCTGAAACCGAAACCGGAAACCGGTTTCAAACAAAGGTTAGAGTAATGCGTAAACTCTGGTTGAAGCACAGTGAGCCGCTTAATGATTTCGCCTCCAAAGTGGCGGTGATGATCAAAAACACCAACAAGGGGCTGTATGATCTTTGCGGGCTGGTGTTCAAGACCGAGTCCCACTTTCGGAAATCTTTCGGGACCGAGGGACTGAAGGAGTTTCAGACCGAGATTGGGAAGAGAATCGCGCCTATGAACCAAGGCCGGGAGGTTGAAGGGCGGTCCGTGATTCACTGGTTCAAGATCGGGGAAATGATCGACCCTGCCAGCATCGAGGCTTTTGGTAACTGTGGATCTGTCAAGTCCCTCCGGTTCATAGCTGGGGCCAAAGAAAACAAGCTAACCCGTACCATGAAAAACGAGATTGTGGTAGCTATTGGCAAGGCCGGCGGAGTCTATGCAGACCGGGACCTTGAGGAGTTAGGCAAGTTTGCGAAGGACCCTGCAAACAAGAATCTGTCGGCTACTCAGATCGTCGAGAAGCGCGGTCCGGGTTGCGGCAAAGACGCAAAGAAAGACACCGGGGAGCCTACTCCGCACAGCGAAGCGTTCAAGGCACTTGGCGAGCTGTACACGGCTCGGACTGGCAAGGTCGCGCAAAACGAGGCGGTCCTGAGCAAGTATCTCAAGAATACGGTCATCCCTGAGGCCGAGCAGTGGGCGGCTCAGGAGGCGGCAGAGGCTGGAAAGTAGGATAGGCTGGAGGGGGCGGGGCGCGCCACTGGCCCCGCCTGAAAGCCGGTAAGATCAGGTCCTAACTCCTGACAAAAATGTGAGCGGCTTACAAAACGACTCCCCAAAGGGGAGAAGAAAGGTCAGAAAATGGCAAGCATTATCCGACACAGTCCGAACCGGAAAAACGCCGCGTGTATCGCGCACAAAGAAGATGGGAAGTTTTACATCGTTCGACCGCGCGCCGATCAAGAATTTGAAATCGACATCGACGCCTCGACCGGCCACCGTTACACGTTCCGCCTCACCTCGGCGGAGGCACTTGATCTGGCTCGTTACGTCCTCTTTGGTGAGTAGGTAGGACTCACGCCCCGGCGCTACCTCAAGGCCGGGGCAATGTAAGCGGCTTACAAAACGGAGGCACAAAGGTGACAAAGATCAAAGCAAAAATGATCGAGTTGTACCCGATGCCAGCATGTGGTTGGCTATACAGCCATACGGTCGCTGTCCAGAAGTGGAGCAAGATCATCCAGTACGAATTGTAAACCGCTTACAAATACCCGAAGGAGTGACGCCGTGACGAAAGAAGAGATGGTGTTGGCGTGTATCTGGCGGAGTGGCCTGATCGTGGAGGTGTTCAAGCTCACGCCAGACGAATACAAGAAGATGAAGAAGTGGTACGTCATCCTCGGCGACGAGTGGGAGGATGCGACGCGCTACCACCTCCGACAGTTCCTGATCACCTCTAACGGCGACATCGAAGTGGCGATCTCGCACATAAGGGAAGAGGCATGACCGAGATACCTTTCATC